AGCTGCCCCTGCATATCCAGTACTTTTAAATGATTTTTCTAAACCCTTTTCAGACCTATCTAATTTTTTTCTATCAGAAGCTAACCATTGAGTTTCACCTAGGCCTGAACCTACCTTATCGCCATAACCTAATTTAGCACCTGCATAACTTCCAACGCCTCTACCAGCAGCTTTAGCTGCTATTAAAGCGCCCGGTCCTAATATAGGTGCAAGTAATGCTCCAGTACCCCACTCAGCTGCTTTACCTAATATCTTTCCAAACAGTCCTGACTTCGCTTTCTTTTCTTTTATTTCTTTAGCCCTTCTTGATACATCTTCACTAGCTTCTCTTATTTTTCTATACCTTGCTAAATTTGAACGAACTCTACCTCCTCCAAATCCACCAGTATATCCGCCTCTTTGCATACCAAGTAAACTATTTCCTACTGAGCCGCCACCATAATATTCTAATAAATTGTTTTTATATGCCATAATCTTTCCCTATTTATATAGCTGTTATTAAATGTCCTGACCACGATGACCACATAGCATCGTTTACATCATATGTATATTGAGTATCTCCTGTATTTTGATAAACTGCAACTGTTATAAAATCTCCAGCATCTAATTTTAAATCTCCACTTATACTATCCATCATAAAATTATCATCTATGTCTGCTACTACTATTCTTAATTCAGATGCTTCCCTAGCATTTGCCGATGGGTTCGTGCTACTATCATTTTTTACAAGATATATATCATGTCTATCTCCGGCATCCCAATCTCCTCCAGCAGAAGGTTTACTATTATCCCACAGCACCTTTGCATTAAAATGATATATGCCTGCTACTGGAGCTGTAAATTTATAAGCGCTAGTATCATAATTTCCACCTAAATCATACTCTGTAGCATCAAAAGTAACATTAACGCGGTCACCACTAGCTATTGATTGAGCATCTCCATCCGCAGTTATATAAGCTTTAAATGCAGGATAATTACTATTTCTTAAATAACCTTTATATATTAAATCATTGTCCACATTCAAATTTTTATCAACATACTGATTACCATCTTGTGTAAAATTACTCCACCATAACATACCTTTTAATTTTTTATATAACCTAGCAGGCTTACCTTTAGGAGTAGCAATAGTCAGTTCTCCTTCAGGAACACTCTGTTTAGATGGATAATAATTTATCTCAGTAATAGCATCCTGTTTAATATTAGTTAATCTTCTGTCTTCTCTAGCCATTATGATACTTTTTTATGTATTGGTCTATATTCTATACTTACATCATTTATATCAAAAAGACCAGCAGTTGGGCCTGTAAATTTTAATTGTAAGCTTTGAACTGATAAAGTAGAAGATGGTGTTATTGTTAATACATCCCATTTTGAAGAAGTATTAGCAAAATTGCCTGTAAATGTTCCACCTCCATCACCTGAAAAATTTCCTTTACCATCAACAGCATAAGTAAATGGTGTAGTTTCAGCACCATCTGATTTATAAGTTATATATGCTTTATATATTTTTTTAATAGCAGATGGATTACCAAAATCAATATCCTTTGTTGTGAAAGAAATATCTGATTTAGTAGATGTATCATCACTATCCCATTTATACGTATCCACATCGCTTCCATCCTGAGCCGCTATAAGCAAATCGCCATTCCAATCATGTACAAAATTTGAATATGGATAGCTATCATCAATTGCGTTTATTAATTTAACCCAAGCCTTTGTTTTAAAATCATATATATAAGCATCACCGCTGTCACTTTGGGTTGCAGTACAATCTTTCATAATAATAAGTTGTTTTTTATGTCTTTCATATCCTATAATAGAAGCATGAGTTTCTGTTACTCCAATAAAAGAAGCCCACTCATCATCATCTATTTTATCATCTATTAAATTTACCACTCTTCTACCATTATACAAATAACATCCGCTATCATTTATCCACGCTATACCATACTGTGTTTTAGTAGCCGCTGATGGATGTCTAATACCATGAAATTTTAAATTTTCTTCTAGAAACCATCCAGAGTCAGAAGATGAAGCAACATTAATTATTTGTACTGAATTTTCTTTAAATGCTAACAATCTATCTGCATATTCTTGTATACCAATATAAGATTCAGAATCTCCTAATACAGCATCTATATAATTATGAGAAGGAAATGTATCGTATCTACCTATTTCTGAATAATATATTCTATCTCCATATGTTGTATGTAAGCCTGTATTAACATCAATTCTTCTTACACCTGCTAAAAAAGCTCTTCTATTGGCAACTACAGCATTTTTCCATTGTTCGCCTTCATCTCCTAAAGAATTAGATTCAACATCGTGAGCATATCCATTTAATGATTCATATGTATCTATATTTTGAGATAAAGATGTAACTGTTCCAGTATCTATGTCTGTTGCTGATGTAGTACCATTTGTCCAAGCTATATAATCTCCATCTAATGTAGCTCTTCCTCCTCTTCTCATATCAATATCACATAATAAAAACCAAGGGTCATCTGAACCATCTATTTTAGTATATATTCTTGCTCCACTAATTCTAGGATTATAACCTGTAGCGCTTGTATGAGCATGAACGCTTATAGTAACACTATCTCCTTCAGCTACTTCAAAATCATGCGTTGAAGAAGGATATTCAAATAGTAACGACTCCTGATTTCCATCATATATAAAAGTAGAGGCCACTTGATATGTCCCTGCTGTCCATAAACTATCTGTATTTGCAGGCGTACCTATGTTTAAATCAAATCCTACATTATCTACTGGATAACCAGTCCCAACAGCTCCATCTGTAGGAGGAGAAAGTTTATTATCTTTTTCAAACCAATCTAAATATTTATCTTCAGCTTCACATCCTTCAAAATGCGTTCTTTTAATAAAGCCAAACCATTGAGTATTATTTCCAAGAGCAAAATTAGCATCACTTGCTCTTACAGCGTTATCAACAGAATAATAAACAGGTTTAGTTACTCCACTTAATTTTCCTCCTGTAGAATCAATGGTAATTTGGTCTGCTGTCCATGTGTCTCTATTTTTAGAATATGTATCTATCTTTCCATTGTTAGCATCAGATAATAATAATATATAATCTTCTTTTGGTAAACTCTTTACAACAGCAGATGTACCAACTTCAGCAGTTAAATCTTTTTGAACTATTAGCTGACTATCGCTATTTCTTGTTGACTTTACAGTATAATACCCATTATTATTACTTGTGCCAGTAACAAGTATTTCACTACCATTAACAAATCCTGTTCCCCCACCTGAAGCAGCAACAGCTAAACCTAACCTATGAAAAGTAGCTCCTTTACTGGATGGTATATTGGCATTTAAAGATTCAACTGTATAAGTAGTAGTGCTAGGAACAGTATCAACCGTATAAACACCCTCTTGATGGTCGCTTGATGTACCATCTATAAAAATAGAATCTCCAGCAGAAATCCCGTGAGCCGCTCCAGTAGTTACTGTTAACTCATCGCCATCCTTTGCCATATCACTATTAAATACAGACCTAGTTATATATCTACCATTACCGCCTGTCAGGGAAGTAGCGCCACTTAATTTAATACTTGCAAAATCTACGTCAGATGCACCTGTTATTGATATAGGTTCTGTTTCGTAGTCAGACTCTAATATAGCTATACCATAACCACCAGAAAGTGTAGCAGCTTGAGACTGCACAGTACTATGAGCAACCCACTTACCAACAGTGCGTATAGCTCCTTGTTTATCTACCATTATATTAGTAGCTGCTGACATCTCATTCATAGCAATGTCTCTAGGGTCTTTAACTGTGTTTAAACCTCCAGAAAAATCATTTAATGTAAATGTTTGCTTTGGCACTAGGCTGACCTCACTAAGAAATCCTCAACAGTACCGCGCCCTGCCATACTATTATAATACTTTTTCCAATATTCAGCTTGTCCTTCAACGCTAGATGGAAGAGGCTTAGGTATGCGTCTATAGTGTAAGCGACACATAGCTATCTGAGCGGCTATATTAGTTTCTAATATAAAATCCCAGTCTTCTTCTTTTGGGTCTACAAAATAAGACAGTTTAACATTTGTAGCTTCCGCAACTTTCTTCATTAGCTTTTTTCTATAAGCTAGATAGTTTTTACATATATCTACAGCTACCCATGATTCGCATTGAAATAAGCCTCTGGCGGGCCCTTTTATCTGGCGTAGGTACTTGTATCCACTTTCTACTTTTCCAGTCTTATAGACCAAATCTAGAGCCTCTGGAGAGTATAAATCCATACTATCTAGAACTCTTTTAATCAAATCTTTTACTTGAGGTTCGTTTAACAAACTATTTCCCCTCAAAAAGACCATGCAACAAATCAGTAACAACATCAACGACTTTTTCAAAGAATATTTGCTCCTTATCTTCCGATACAAACGGAATATCTATTTTAGCATTGATAGCTGAGGCAATCTTTTGTTCCATTTCTTTGGAATTTAATTGACTCATCATATCGTCTTTAACTTTATCAGCTTGAGATTCTGCAATCTCTACTAACATTTTTTTAATATCCATGTTTTACCCTTTCGTGAATATATAGCCGAATAACCCTGAGAATACAACAGATAACATTGCCCCTATGGCTTTTATACCTGACATATTACCTTCTAATTCTCTTACTCGACCATTCTGTTCTTTAATTAATTCTTTTAATTCATCTACAGATTCTTTTACATACATAATATCTGAATTATGTTTTGCATTTAGGACAGTTAATTCTTCCATCCTACTTTGCATATTAACGCGCCAATTATCAACTTCTGACTTATTCATCTTTTTCGCCCACCTTGACCACGATATTTTTTATATTTACTCTTAGTTCCTCGGCCATGTCCGATTCTTGTTTTCTTCATTTTCTTCAACTTTTATCCAACTTTCCTCTTAGGAAGTTAAGACTTTCGCTTTGAGTTCTCAACTCAAATGTTAATTTTTCATGACGCCGCTCAGCGTTTTCAATCAAACTTTCATGTCTTCTGTCAGCGCTATTAGATTCTTTATTCCATCTATCTATAAGTTTCACTATAATTTCTCTATTCTGTTGCATTTCATCTTGAGCAATATCTTGCACTTGTCTTATTTCAGTTTCAAGGTCTTCCATTTTATTATTAATAAGTGTATCAACGAAACCCCTAAACCAATAAAGCATTCCAGAAAATAGTATGACCATAACGCCTACTACGCCATATTCTGCATACATTTCTGCCATATATTGTTCCCATTTATATTATTAATACTCCACGCTCACATAAGCCATTGGAGTTACTCCTGCAATCCAATCTGGATTAAAATTAGCGCCTTCACCTATAAAACTTCCCCATATCTTTTTTCCACCTTCTATTTCTATTGGCTGAACACCTGACCAGACAACAGAATCATCCATCATACAATATGCATGAAAATATGCGTCATATTTACCTTCTTCTATCTGATAAATATAATATGTAAAGACAGGGCGCCATGTATCAATTCCATCTTGCTCAGCAGATGCTTGAAAATATATTGGTATATTATTTTCTGCATCTATTATTCTGCGCTCAACTGTTAAAAATTTATCTTCACAGCTTAAAGCTAATAAAAATAATAATAATTTCTTCATTTATTAGCCGTATCCTTCAATAATATCTCATACATAGATTGAGCTATCCAATGTCTTGCGACTTTATCTTGCAAATCTTCATATCTAAATTTTTCTAATGTTTCTTCAAACTTTTGTTTATAATCAATATCTTTCTTTAACAATGTAAAGCTTGAACTATATTCTATTATATTATTATCCATTACTTCTTTTTCTTTCTCCAACTTAATGGATTGATATTAAATTCTTTTTCATAAAATTTTACTCGTTCTTCTAACTTTGCAAATTCTTGTTCTTCATTCTCAATATGTTTGGATAATAATTCTTCAATCTTTTCATTTGCTTCTAGCATACTGCTTTCTAATTCAATAAAGCGATTATAGAAATAAAAACCTTCACCAACTAATCCGCTCATAAATATAAATAAAGCAACAAAACCTTCTTTACTTACAGGTGCATTTTCCCAATTAATAAAAGAACTCTTTGACATTACAATTCACTTACTTTTCTTAATAAATCATCTTTTGTATCACTTGAAGAATATTCTATATTTCTAGCGCTTAAAAAAGACTTTATAATATCTTTATTATCTGAAGAAGATGGATAATCCTCTTTTACTGTTGCAACACCATTTATCAATTTTGTCTTGCCTATAACCAATCTTCCATGCGTATCGCTATGTTTCTTAGCGCATTCAGCATCATAATACTCTTCAGCAGTTTTAAAACTATTAGTCTTCTTTTCTA